ATGGGTCTGAAGATCAATCGCTTGACGGCGAGACGGGTAGCCACAGTCACGGAGCCGGGCTACCACGCGGACGGCGGGGGCCTGTACCTACAGGTCACCGCTTCCGGGGCGAAGAGCTGGGTGTTTCGGTATCGCTTTGAGGGCAGACGCCCAGAGATGGGGCTTGGCCCGCTGCATGTGATCGGTCTCGCTGATGCGCGGGTGGCGGCTGATGCCGCGAGGAAGTTGATCCAGGCCGGCCAGGACCCTCTTGCCGGTAGGCGCGCCGCCGCGATGGCCACGTCATCCATCCCGACCTTCTGGGAAGCCGCTGTGACCTACATTGCAGAGCGCCAGGCCGGCTGGACCAACCCGAAGCATGCCGGACAATGGACCAGCACCCTGGAGACCTACGCCAAGCCGCTGCTGGGCGACCTACGGGTGGACCGTATCGAGACGGATCACGTTCTGGCTGTGCTGAGGCCCATCTGGGCAACCAAGACAGAGACGGCCAGCCGCGTCCGGCAGAGAGTGGAGGCCGTTCTGGACTCGGTAACTGTCCAGAAGAAAAGAACTGGCGACAACCCGGCCAGGTGGCGCGGTCACTTGGCCATGATCCTGCCCAAGCCGACGGCCGTAACAAAGGTGGAGAACTTTGCCGCCCTGCCCTATTCGGAACTGCCAAGCTTCATGGCCGCGCTGGCGCGCCGGCACGGCGAGGCCGCTCGGGCATTGGAGTTCACCATCCTCACAGCAGCCCGGACGGGCATGACACTCGGGGCGGCGCCCAGGGAGATCGACCTCCAGGCCGGAACATGGACGGTGCCAGGCGACCGCATGAAGGCGAAGGTTGAACACACAATCCCCCTGCCAGCGGCGGCATTAGCACTCGCGCGGCAACGCATGCAGCGCGCGCTATTGTTCCCCAATGACCTCACAAGCGAGCCGCTCAGCGAGAACGCGATGCTGGCGCTACTTAAGCGCATGGGCTTTGGCCACATCACAGTTCATGGCTTTCGATCCACCTTCAAGGACTGGGCGAGCGAAACCACTGACTTTCCAGATGACCTCTCCGAAGCCGCATTGGCACACCGGATCCGTGACAAGGCCAAAGCTGCATACAAGCGGGGAACGATGCTTGAAAAGCGAAGGTTGCTGATGGAGGCGTGGGCCGACTTCTCTGGCTACAAGTAGCTACGGGTTGCATTCGTTGCGGCCTTGACACAACATTCGTTAAGAAACCGCGAAGAACGCGCTAGCAGTCCGAGTGTCCAGGGGAATTTTGGTGAACAAGCTAGATCAAGGCAAGCGAAAGAAGGAACTTGGCTTCCAGAGCAATAAGCTGATTCCCATCTTACAAGTTTTGGGAATAAGGATATCTGCATTCCGATCACTTAAAGACCAAACCATTGAGTTAGGCAGCCGGATGACGATTATCTCCGGACGCAATGGAACGATGAAAACCTCCATCATGGGCCTCATAGCGCACCCCTTTACCGGCGAAGCCAAAGATGCGTTTGGCTCCCCGTTGAAGACGCTTTATTCAGAGGTCTTCAGCTTATCTCCTGCTCACGACACGGAGGACTACAGCTATGAGATGGTACTTGAAACCAGCAAAGGCATTCTCGCAGAAGAGGTCAAGATTTACTATGTCGCAAAAAAGACGAACCGGCATCGCGTTGTAGTTTCCGGCGCAGAAGCTGGTGATGGCAACTTTAATTACAACACCTCATTCTTGAACTTGAAGCGACTCTACCCAATGGTAGACACCAAGGCAATTCCTGCCACTGCTCAAGCTCTTAGCAGCGCCGAAGCTGTCGAACTAAAGAATTTTTACGAATCGGTATTCCCAAGCAGCTCATATAAGAGCTTCGCGCCTATCGTGCAGCCCAAGCTTAAGACGACTTTTGCGCCGTCTGGACCTGGGGCGACCTACGACTGGAGAGCCATCTCGTCAGGCGAAGATAACCTAGGATCAATTTTCAATCGACTCCTTGGCTTTATGCGTGCGGAGAGAAATGGAAATTCGGGCAATGGAATTTTATGCATTGATGAATTTGAGGCAAGCCTCCACCCCGTGGCGCAAATTCAGCTATTTGACTACCTGCTCAAATGGTCGCAGCGATATAAAGTTCAGGTCGTCATTACCACTCATTCGCTGCATCTTATTCAGCACGCATACTTGGCACATCAAGCCAGCCTTGACGCCAAGAGGATCGTGATTAATTTCATAAGCAAAGCAAAGGCAAGCAAAGGCAACACTCCGATTCTCAAGAACCCAACATACGAACAGGCATATTCCGAGCTCACGCTCGAAACGCCAGAGAAGGCAGCAGAGGCTCGAAAGGTGCGTGTTTTCTGCGAAGACGACCTTGCAATTCACTTTGTTCGATGCGCGGTGGGGAAGAGAGACGTTCTTAAGCTGGTGGCATTACACAGCTCCCTCGCACCGAAGTCCGGCCTACCGGGAACATCGTACTCTTCCCTGGCGAGCCTATGCATAAATTACCCAGCCCTCCTCGAACATTCCTTTGTAGTGTTTGATGCTGATGTACCCGACACCAAGCTGGCAAAAATAAAGGACAAAAAATCCTTTGTCCGTCTCCCAGACCCTGACAACCTAGGACTGGAACGGCGGATAGTTCACTTCATTTGCTCGCTAGAGAATGATGACGAATTCTTTAGCAAATTTAATCGAGAGCAAGAAGCCTTTCTTCGAGACTTTAAACTTGCCGGGATAATTTCACTTACACCGGCAGACATTCTTGACGATAGCATTGTCTCAATGGATTCCTGCAAGGCCTGGGCAAATTCGGACGTAGCCTCGTTCAAAAAATACGTGACGCATTATTGCCACACCATAGACACAACTGAATTCCTAACAGCTTTCGTGGACCGTATAAATCAGATAAACTCCAAGGTGGGCATCCCTCCCGTGAACATCGGATGAGCCGTGTACTCCAATAGGCTGTATACCCCGTTGCGCTATCCCGGTGGCAAAGGCGCTTTTGCACCTTTTGTGATCGAGACAATGACGCGGAACAATCTAAGCGGACATTACCTGGAGCCCTACGCAGGGGGAGCCGGCGTAGCGCTGTGCCTTCTGCAGGAAGGCGTAACCTCCCACATTCATATCAATGATATTGATCCGGCTGTTCACGCGTTTTGGATAGCCGCTACCGAACACCCGGATGATTTACTTCGGTTGCTGCACGACACCCCAGTGACGATGGAACAGTGGTTCCAGTGGCGAGCCGTTCTTCGAGGAGAGCGAGAAGCATCCGTGGTGGATCGAGGTTTCGCCACTCTATTTATGAACCGAACTAATCGGTCGGGCATTCTAAAGGCAGGCGTCATCGGCGGCTTGAATCAGAGTGGGCCTTACAAAATTGATGCTCGCTTTAAGAAAGAGGTCATTACCTCTCGCATCGAGAAAATTGCAGGCTATGCCAACCAAATTACCGTGTACTGTGAGGATGCTCTTGCGCTGATTAAGCGCAGTGCCGATTTCTTGCCAGCTCGATCATTGATCTATCTGGACCCTCCCTACTTTGTTAAGGGAAAAGGCCTTTATAGAAATTTCTACAAGACTGACGATCATGCCCAGATCGCTACACACCTGCAGTCGGGCGAGCTATCGAGCAGCTGGCTAGTGTCGTACGACAATGCACCTGAAATACTGGAAATGTATTCCAGAAGCAGAAAGGCTCAATATAGTCTCAATTATTCCGCCCAGAAAATCTATCGGGCAAATGAGGCGGTGTTCTTCTCTTCTGACCTCGTCGTTCCCGAAGCCTTGGCAGCGAAGTAACGTTCGGCCTCGGGCCGCCTGCCATTGGAGCGCCGGCTTAGAAGTCTGCCTGACTGTGGAAGCAAATCAAAGACTTGCATTGAACTGATTTCTGGAGCAGACAGGCGGTAGCGCCTGTGTCGCAAGGAGCTATGCGGAAGTTTTCTGGAGGCTTGGCGGTCAAACGCCGCGGCGCATCTGCTGCAGCCCTGCCCTCACCCACGCCTTGGTGCGTGCGTCCCTCGCTCGGGGCTTCGTCTCTGTCGGCGGCTTGCGCGGTTCAAGCGCCGCCTTGATCCGCTCGACCTCCTTCGCGCCAGCCTCGGCCAGACGCCGGGCCTGTTGCTGCTGCTGGCGGGTTGGCGGCAGGCCGGGCAGCGGCGGCTCGGGTTGGATCGGGGTGCTGTCGGTCAGCCGCGCGACGGCTTGGCGCAGCGGCAGCTCGGGATAGAGCCTGGCCGCACACCAGCGCTCGGCGTAGCGCTTCGCCTGCCGGACGTTGGCGGCGCGCACTTCCTTTACCTGCCACATCTTCTGGCCTTCCATCCATAGCCGGACCCCAGGACCGCCATCTGGCGTGACGCTGGCCGTCTCGCGGCCGTTGTACCAGAGCGCCCAGCGCTCGCCGGTCTGGATCCAGCCAGCGGGGATCGGGGCGGTGCGGAAGCCGTGGGACGAATACATGGCCGGAAGGATACGACCGGCCGTCGCAGATCCTGCGAAGGCACACCACCGTTCAGCCCGCTGTGATGAAGCGTTCACCTTAGGGCGAGCACAGTACGGTCTCACGGCTCTTCTCCGGCGCAGAATCCTTTGCTCCCGTGTCCAGCCCTCAAGCGGCACGGCTATGCACCCTCCCAACGCTTTCAGGATCCATTCGATCCTGCCTCTGCTTGCGCCCAATGGGGCAATCATCCGGTTGGAACAGGTGCGATCAACCTGCAAAAACTGTGGACTCAGGTCATCGATGACTGAGGGTGCGGGCTTTCAAAAGGATCCAACGGGAACCACGCTTACGTGCCCTGCTTGCGGAGCTACAGGATTGATGGACGAAATGGAGATCTGGCATCACTGGCTTGAGCAGCGACGTCGTGAACGACTGCTGGCACTCTTTGATCCAGAGCCCGACGAACCACTTGATACTGAGGATCCAAAATGAATGATCGAACATCGGAGTTGCTCGACCGACTCCATTGCTGCGAAGCCTCAATAGAAGTACACCGTGCCTACATCAAAGCGTTGGAGTACGGCCTGCGCATGGCGGTATTCAGCCATCCAGCGCGGGAACAGCTCTCCGGTGCCTGGCTCCAGCTGCTGCCCAATATCGCGGCGAAGCACCGAGATGATGGCGGCGAGCTATTCGCCGCCGCCTTCCAGCAGGCCCTTACAGTGCTAACCGAGCAAATCGGCGAGCCGAACAGCAAGCTTTAGGCTGCGATCGCGTAGGGCTCGACTAACGCGACTAACAGATCCATAGCCGTCGCGTAGGATGCCAAGGCGTCGCCGCGCTGATTGAACCGGGTCCAGTCCGCATGGGCCACGCGCTTAAGCTCCTCGGGCTCGACTGGAAGCCACTTCATTGGCCAGAACGGCAGCCGGCGTTGTCCCACCCGGCCCCTCTGCAGCTCCACGATGCCGTTGTGGCTGCTCGCACCCAGCACGCGGGAGTACGCCACCGACAATCCGTCTTCCGGCCCCTCCAGATACTGGAGGAAGCGTTCGCCATCGAAGAGGAGCACCCCCGTAACCCCAGCATTACGGTTGAACCGGGCGGCGTCATCCACAATCTGATCCAGCTTTCCGTTGGACAGGCCCAGCTTGTCGCCGGCGATTCCCTCTCCGGCACCGCTCACATATACAACCGCCCTGATGGGCATTGCGCACCTCCTTGATGAAGGACCACCGTAGCAGCACCGGGCTCATGTGCGCGTGAGGTCGTTGAATCGTCCTGAACGCGTCAGATTCGGGTGTTGCTGAATTCGGACCTTCGTCACAAGATGCAGGCACCACAAAGCGCAGCATGCGCAAAATTTTCCGGTAGTTAGCAATGCCAGATACAGGCCTTTTTCACGTTATCGACCTCGACGCGGACCGCGACGAGCTGGGCAAGTTGAAGCACGTAAGTGCCATCACTATCCGCTGCAACCAGTGCAGACATGTCACCCATTCAAGAGCTCCGGACCTGGAGACAATGCCGGGAGGAACGCTGCTCGCTTGCGGTGGATGCGGCAAGCGTCAGGCAGTCAGCAACGCCCGCTTGGTCGAATGCGACCAAGTGTTGGGGCCTACGATGCCCCTCGCGATACTGGCCTGAATCGCGCCATGTGCGGCCGATTCGTCCAGCTCCCCGTTGTCGACTTCGGCCAGCCGGGGCTGGCTGACCTTGCCCCCGGCCTAGCCGAGATCCAGCCCAGCTACAACTTGGCGCCTACGCAGCGCGCCTCAGTGATCCTGGACAGGGGCGAAGGCCGGCAGGTCACCCGCTTGGCCTGGGGCCTGCTGCCCTTCTGGGCCAAGGCCAAGGGCCTGCAGGGATCAACCATCAATGCGCGCATCGAGACCGTGGCCACCAAGCCCGCCTTCCGATCGGCGTTCAAGAAGCGCCGGTGCGTGATCCCGATGGCCGGCTACTACGAGTGGTCGGTTAGCCCGATCGACGAGAAGAAGGATCCCTGGTTCATCCATGCCACCGGGCCATTACTGGCCGCTGGCCTGTGGGAAGACACCAGCCCGCTGCTGCCCGACGGCAACCTGGGAACCTTCACCATCATCACCGGCGACAGCAGCGGCGTCTCGGCCGACATCCACGACCGCATGCCGGTGTGGCTGCAGGCCGGCCAGATCGATGAGTGGTTGGCCGCAAGCCCCGACGACGCCATGGCGATGCTCCTGGCCAGCGAGCCTCCGGCGATGGAGGCTTATCGGGTCAGCCGCGCGGTGAACACGCCGCGGAACAACCGCGAAGACCTGCTGCAGCAGGTCGCATAGGCGCGCTTCAATCGAACCCCAGCGGCATCTCGATCCGGTGCAACCGGTCAGTAGTTCGTCACATCCACGGCCATCACGATCCCGACCACGGCCTGGTTTGGTGAGCCGCCAGTCCCGATTTTCGGGATGGTGATGGCGTTGCCGAAAAGGCCGTGCTTCCCGCTAACGCCCTGCCCGTTGCCGATCCCCATCACGGTGAAGCTGTTCTGGAACGTGCTGGTGGCCGGCGCGCAGATCACCCCGGCGACCGTCTTGCCGGTGAAGTCAGGGAACCTGTCCTCTTCCATACCGCCATTGGGAAAGACGCCGCCTACACCGATGATCCGCATGGGCTTTGCGCCCAGCGCGTACGTCAGCCGGCCATTCGCATCCCACAATGCCAGATACTGCGCATCCTCGTTGGCCGGGCGATCGAACACGTACGCCCAGCCTTGCAGGCGCGCGGGCGTATTCGTCCACAGCGTCAGCCGGAACTGATTCGGACCGATCTCCTGAAGCTGGGGGAAGAACGGATACGGGTCACCGATGAATGCCACCATCGGGGCCTCGGCATTGATCACCATCTCCGCATACTTCCAGTTACCCCCCGGGTTGTTTCCTGGGTAGGTCACCGGCGAAACATCGATGCGTATTTTTTGTTTCAGCACCAGCGATGGGGTGTCCTCGCTGATCAGCGTAGTCCCGGCATCGCTCAGAATCTCTACTGCTGCCTTTGCCATCATCGTATCCCGTAGTAGAACTTCACCGGCTTGATTGTCCCGACGAACTGACCGCTGCCATTATTGTTCAGTGCCCAGTACACACGGCCATTCGCGTAACCAACCACGGGAACGTAGCCAAGAGAGTCCGAGGGGATGATGGGAATGTAGAAGAACTCCCCAGGCGGCAGATTGGCAGCAAAACCATTGCCGGGCGTTTCATCCGACCACGCCACGCCGCACAGCAGGCCCAATCGACTGGCGAGGTCCCACAGTCGATTGCAGTTTTCATCGTTCACTTCCATCACGATCTGCATACCGCCTCCTGTTGGTTCAGGAGGGCTGGTTTCCCAGCCCTCCTTGGTCTGTCACGGCACTACGCCCCATCGCATACGCAGACGCCCGTTCTGGTCGTAAACACGCCAGTTTCCGTCGCTGTACTCCGTGCGCATACCGCCGCTCGGTGACGACACACGGAACACGTCAGCCAGCACGTCGAACGCAGCCACACCGTTGGTGCTGGCGACCCTCAGGCCACCCACCTTGCCGTCCGTGCGGACGTTGATGGACCAGGACGCCATGCTCTCCATACCGCCAGCGGACCACGGGCCCGGCGCTCCCTGCGACTCAGTGGCCTCTGCCAACATCGGACGCACCCAACGGGTGAACGTCGCAACCGGCGAGGTCCAACGGGTGATGAGGAACATCCAGACGCGAGTTGTGCCCGGCGGTGCCTTCATCTTCACGTAGTGCCGGCTATAGCTGGACAGATGCTGCCCACCGCCGGGCGTGCCGGCTTCGGGCGAACGCGAGGACCCCAAGCTGTTGCCGTTGGCATCCATGAACTCCAACGCCACCTGGACGTATCGGTTGCCTGAGGCATACGCCGAAGCCATGTACCACTTACCCACCTCCGCCGTGATGGCGTTGCACCACTGAAGCAACGATCCCGCGCGGTCCGGCGTGCCGGCCGTGATGAGGGCCGTGCTGCCAATCGGAACACCGGCGTCCTGCGAGCTAGTCGAGGTCCACCAAGTCAGGCCGCGAGTGTCCTCCGGCGCCCAGTAGTTGGGCCAACCGTCAAGGCCAGAGGTGAACGTGGCGTTCGGCAGAAGGTTACCGCCACCCAGTTGATCAATGCTGGCTTCCATCCTCTGCATCACAGCCGCGTCTGGGTAGCCATCCACCTTCACCTGGAGGCCTTGGATCGCCTGGGCGTTCGCGTCGATCTTGACCCCGTCCTGCTGCACCTGAGTCTTCAGCTGGTTCACCGCGGTCGCGTTCACGTCGCCAACCTGGGTTCTCAGCTGAGTCAAATCCTGAGCGGTAGCATCCAGCGTGGTCCCCTGCTGGATCACCGTGGTCTGCAGCTGGTTGAACGCGGTTGCGTTCACGTCGCCAACCTGCGTCTTCAGGCTGGTCAAGTCCTGAGCCGTCGCCTCCAGTTTCTGGCCCTGTTGAGTGACTGTCGCGGTGAGCCCCTGGATTGCAGCGGAATTGGCATCTGCCTTGGCATTCACCCCATCAACGCCGGTCTGCAGCTGGGTGATCTGCTGCGAGGTCGTCTCTATCTTGTCCTCGGCGGTCGTGACGCGCGTCGTCAGCTGCTGCAAGGCGGTGGTGTTAGCCGCAGTTGTTCCAGCCAAATCGGTCACATCGCTGCGTAAAGCGGTGATCAGTCCTGCCTGCGACGTAATCGTTTCGTCATGCCGGGTAACCTTGGTGCTGAGGTCCGAGATCGCTTGGGCATTAGCCAGCAGCTCGGTCACTTCCTCCAGCACAACGTCATCAACCCACAACGTACCTGCAGTGTTGTCGGCATAGATGCCCAGCTGCAGCCCGGTAATCGACGTGTTGTCCGGGATCGCGTAGACGGCACTGAGGTAGGTCCAGGCAGCTTTGTCCGCGACGAAGAACGTTGCTCCGCCGATCAGCTCGCCGTTCTGGTTCGCTAGTCGCATCTTGCTATTGCCCGGCGTGCCATTGAAGTCCGGGGTGCTGCGATACCAGCAGCTGTAGCGATACTTCTTGCCAGGGCTCGTCGGCATCGTGGTGCGGCCATTGGCATACGCAACCTTCTGCCGGATGGCCCCCGGATCGAAGCGCACACACATGCCGCCGGCACGTCCCTCCGTGGTCGGCCAGCTGGTGCCAGTCGCGCCCGGGTCGTAGGTCCAGCCCACGTCCTTGCCTGACTGCCACGAGCCGTTCAGGACCATGTTGCTGCCCTGCGAGATCAGCGCCGGCAATGTGGCGTTGATCGTCGTGATGGACTGAGCCAGCGCGCTCGTGGTGGTGGCAGTCGCCTCCTGCAGCGCCGTAACCGATGCAGCAGTTGCCAGCGAACCGGCACCGGCCGGCATGCGGGCCTCCATCGTGCTGATGCGCTGCACCTGCGCAGAGTCCGCAGCCACACGGGCCTTAAGCTCCTCGTAGGCCAGCCCTGCAGTCAGCTGCAGCGGATCCGTTCCGGTGTAGTTGCCACGCATCTGAACGGCCAGCGTGTTGCGCTGGAGAGCCTCAGCGGCATCTGCGGTGATACGCGCCTGGGTTTCTTCCTGTACCAACGCCACCGACGCGCCGGGCTGCGGACGACCGACGGCGATGTAGTCGATCAGGTAGTAGTTGGCGACGGTCTGCGCCGCCCCCAGCTGCAGGCGAATCGCGTCGACCGTGGCCGGCCACCAGGCAATGTCCTGCACGTCCACGGTGGCCACTCCGCTGCCGTCCCACGCCGGCTCCGGGATCGCCACACGCTTCTGCGTGTTCCATGCCTGGTCCGTGGTGGTGATCCACTGGAGGAATCCGTTCCACGTCGGCGAGCCCACGCGCTTCACGCGCAGCTTCACGAAGCGGTATGCGCTGCCGTCTACGGCCAGGGCCACCGGCGACTGCACCCACGGCGCGGTGGCATGGTTGGCGGGCCGCAGCCAGCCATCCACGAGGGTTGGCGCACCGTTGCCCGTCCACCCTTCAATGGTCTGATTGAACGGCCAGAGCTTGATGCTGTCGAACTGCGTCCCGCTGCCGGCCGCGACCTCCGACACCGCCCGCGCCAACGACTCATCGGCGCTCTGCCGCAGCTGCTCCTCGCGGCTGATCGCCGCCTCGCGCGCCATCTTCTCGTTCAGGAGCGCATCAATCCGCGCCTGGGCTTCGGCGCTGATCGCCTGCATGGCTTCGGTCACGCCCTGCTGCCGCAGCAGCGCCTCGGCGACCAAGTCCTGTGCGGCCTGCGCCAGGCCGGCGGCTCGAGCAGCCGCTTCGTCTGCGATCGCTTGGATGCGGGCACTGATCTCCGCCGCCAGCTTGGCCTGCTGTTCGGCCAGGTCCTTGGACGTAGTCGGCGGAACAACGCCCACTACGGTTCCGGTGCCTGTCTTGCCGCGTACGGTTGGCGTGATCTGGAACCACCACGTCTTGCCGCTGCCGTCGCTGTAGACGTACCGCGTTTCGGTGGTGCGGTGGATCTCCGTCCAAGGACCGTCCTGGCTCTCGCTGCGCGAGATGACGTAGATCACACCCTCCAGATCGACGGCGTCCCATTCGAGCACGACGCCGTCGGCTACCGGCGTAGGATTGACCCCGTTCGCCGGCGGCACGTCCGGCGCCTTGAAGGGCACCGGGAACCACGTGGAAAAGCGCGGCGCCACCGGAGACGCGGACGGCAGCCCGCCCACGCCGATTTCTACCAGCGTGAGTTTCCTTGCTTGCATTGCTGATTACCTCGCGTTGAGTGCTTCGCGCAGCGCTGAACTGCTGGCGTTGCGCACGCCCTGGGTAGTGGTGGACACGAGCTGGCGCAGCAGCTGGTTCTGCTCTGCCAGCAGAGCGTTGCTCTGCTGCACGGCGGCGGTGGTTTGCGTCTGGGCGTCGTTGTTCACGACCAGGTCGAATACGGCCCGGCTGAAGTTGTCCGGCAGCGCCTCGATGGCGTCTGCCAGCGCCCCCATGCTGGTGCCGTCCTGCTGATTGAGGTCGCCGACCTTCATGCCGTCGATCAGGCCCGTCACGCGGCCGTACAGGCTGTTGTAGTCCTGCCCGCTGGCGTAGAGGTTCCGACCAAAGCCCAGCGCGGCCTGAGCGGCCGCCTGTGCGGCGCTGGTGTCGCCTCCGGACACCGCCCGCTCCAGCTCCTTCATCGCCTCGCCCAGCTTCTCCTGGTCCGTCAGCGGCGAAAGATCGCTGATCGACAGGCCGTACTGCATGGCCTTCTTGTCCTTGTCGATCTGCGCCTGCAGCTTGCCCATGTTGGTGGCACGCAGCGCCTCGATCTTGGCCAGGTCTTCCGCGCGGGCGCCGGACAAGCCAAGCGCCTTGGCGTAGTCATTGGCCGACTTCACCTGCTGGCGATACGTGCGCTCGATCGACAACGCCTGCGACTGGTACTGCGTCAGGTTGGCCGTCATCAGCTGCGTGCTCACATCTGCCATGAGGCTGGCGTAGTTGCCGAGCAGCCCGGTCACCTTCTCCACCTGCGTGGCCAGGTCCGTGCCGGCGACACTGGCCAGGTCCTGGAAGTAGTCGACCGCCTTGTTGACCTTGTCGACTTCCAGCCCATTCAGTGCCCGGCCCAGCTCATCGGCGTTGCCGACGGCAAGAGCGATCGACGCGCTCAGCGCGGTGAACACGTCCGACGCCTCGAAGTAGCCATCCAACTGGCCCCCGAACCCTGCAGCCCTGACCGCCTCGCTGTACAGCCGGTCGGTCATGTCTGCCAGATAGGCTTCCAGCTGGGCCTTGGCCTCGGTGGAATCTGCGGACAGCTGGAGTTTGCCCAGGTCCACGCGAACCGCGCCGAGCTGCGTGGTCAGGTCCACACCCAGCTGCTTGGCCAGGTCGGTCGCTGCCCCGCGCACCTGCCGCGCGGCCATGTCGAACGTGCGATCGATGCCCGGATCCAGCGCGCCGAACTGCGTCCACTTCTTGTCGCTGCGGAACAGGCCGCCCTTGGCCTTGATATCGGCATAGCTCTGGCCATCGAACCCGCCGAAGCCATAGCTACCGGTGATGCCCTGCCCCGTGACCTTGGGAGCCTGGCGGCCGAACAGCTTGGCGTGGATGCTAGAGCCGGAGAGGATCGATGCGACCTTGTCGTTGAAGCCGAGACCGCGGAACGTCTTGTCGGCCAGGCCCACAGCGCCGGCCGTTGCGATCTTGCCGGCCCAGCTCTCTCCGTTGGCGATGTTCCAGCCCTGATCGAACAACTGGGCGTTCTTCATCATGCCGGCCACGATCCAGCCGATGATCGGCACCGCCGCCGCCGCGGAGCTTGCCGCGCCCGCTGCGCCGGCGCCGGTGCCCGCACTGCCGCCGCCAATCAGCCCCGAGAAGCTGGAGCCGGTCATCCCTGCCATGCTGGTCACATCACCGAAGCCGTTAAGGGTCCCTGCCGCCGCGCCGGCCGAGCGCCCGAAGCCGAACAGGCCCTGACCCTTGGAAAGCAGGCCGGCCACGGTGCTCACATTCTGCCCGCCGGCCGCCGAGCCGTTGCCGCCCAAAACCCCCATCAAACTCTGAAGACTGAGCCCTCCGCCCTGCCCGCTGATTCCATTGAGGATCTGCGTCTGGATCGGGATCACCAGCTTCTGCTGCAGAAACTCGCGTGCCAGGTCGCGCAATCCGCGTTTGGCCGCGTCCTGCAGGTCATCCCACAGATTGTCGAAGTCGCGCATCCCCCCGGCCACGAAGTCGGCCATGGCATCGGCGGCATCGCCAACGCCGTAAACGAGCACGCTGGCCCACGCCTCCACGTTCGCGGCCGCTTCTTCCACGCGCAGCGAAAGATCGGCAGACGCACGCGCTGCGGCGAGCATGGCCTGCTCGTAGGCCTCGTAGGAAGCAACGCCCTTCCTGCGGGCCAACTCCTCCTTGCTGCCCGCCGCCTCCACGGCCTTCTGCAGCTCCTGCCGCATGTCGCGCTCGTTCATCATCTGCCGGCGCGACAGTTCTCGGGCACGACCCACCTTGCCGAGCATGGCCACCTCGGTGTCCATGGTCGCCAGCAGCGATTCCGGGCTGGCCAGGGCCTTCTTGATCTCAGCGCTGGACTGCTCCAGCGCCTTCTGCGACTCCAGGACCAGCGTGTTATACGCCGCCCGCTCGATGCGCCCTTCCTTCACCGCCTCCTTCAGCTTGTCCTCGAGCTGCTTCTGTCGCTCGGTGGCCTCAGCCAGTGGGCCAGCCATGGTCGCGGCCGCCATCGCCGCCTGCTCGTTGTAGCGCTTGATCGCTTCCGCGTCTGCCTTGCGATCCTTGGCGCCTGCGCGTTCAGCGGCCGCCGACGCTTTGCGCGACTCCGTGAAGTTCTTCTGCGCAGCGGCCAGCTCCGTCTGCAGCCGGATGTACTGCGCGCCCTGCTCGATGTACTGCCTGACCTTGGGGTCATCGCGCTTGGAGAAGTCGACGCCGCTGGCCTGGGCCTCCTTGAACCAATCGCCCACGTCCAGCTTTGCCACCTCTGCGGCGCTCTTACCAACGCGTGCGAGCTGGCCAGGCAGCGACTGCATCGCCGAGGCAATCCGCTTCCCGGCAGCGCCGGCCGAGTCCCCCAATGCGTTGAACGAACCCGACAGAGCATCGGTTGCAGTCGTTGCTTGGTTCGTAGCTCCCGTGAATGCCGTCAACAGACGGTTCTGCTGTTCATAGCTCTGAGCCAAGGATGCAGCGGAAGCCGTCTGTTCAGTGAACTTGTCAGCGATGCGCTTGGCAGCCGGAGCGCCTTCAAGAAGCTGCGTATTTGCAGCAGCAAGCGATGCGCTGAACTGGTCCGCAGTAATCTTCCCTGCCTGAAACTCTGCTCGAAGCTGCCCAACTTCTTGGACGTAGAGCTTGAAACGCGGACCGCCAATCTCCGTGCTGGACACGGCCACCATCTGATTTACAGCAGCGTTTAGCTCGTCATAGCCCTTGGACATTTCCTTCTGTAGCCGCAGAATTTCACCGGCCTGTATCTGGGCATTAAGGGTCTTGAACTTCTCAATTGCCGTGTCGGCCGCGCCACTAAAGTCGATCAACGCAGCCGATGCCGTTTTGGTGTTGTCGCGGAAAATCAACCAACCGGCAGCTGCGGTTGCCAGCATCGTGATGATGCCGGACGGACCACCCAACATGGCGAGCGTCGAGGCACCCGCGCGAGCAACCCATCCGGCATTTGCAGCTGCAGCCTGCGTTTGCGCCTGAGCCAGCAGCAGGGTCGCCTGCCGGTGCTCCAGGGTCGCTGCGGCGGCCTTGCTGCTCACCGATACGCTACCGCCGATTGCAGCCGCGCGGCGTACCTCCGCCTCCGCATCGAGCATCGCGGCGCGGGTCCGTAGCTCGAGCTGCTGCGCAGCAGCCAGATTCTGCGCCGCAGCAGCCCGATCAGCCGCCATTCCTGCGTTGGCAGCAGCGACCCGCGCCAGGAGGGCTTTCAGCAGGGGACCCGAAGCGACCGCAGCTCCAGCGACCGCTACCGATTCCAGATTGCTACCGAGGGCGCCGATGCCAGCTGCAAGCAACTTGGATGCGCCTGTCGCCTCGTCGGCACGGCCGATCATGACCTGGAGGTTGTTGTTGAACAGCGTCATTGCCTGCCCAACGGTGGAATCCATCTTGCCGAACGCGTCGTCCACCGCACCAGCCTGGTTCTGCAGGGCGTTGATCACCTGTTCTGATGACAGCTTGCCCGCTGCACCCAGTTCACGCAGCTTCCCGATGGGGACGTTCAAGCCCTTGGCGATGGCCTGGGCCAAGGCCGGCGCTTGCTCGAGTACCGAGTTCAGCTCTTCACCACGAAGCGTGCCCGAAGCAAACGCCTGACCCAGCTGCACAAGCGCAGCATCGGCGCCAGCGGCGGACGTGCCGCTGATCACCATCGTCTTGCTGATAGTCTCAACAACGCGCGCCAGGTCACTTCCAGACAGACCGAGCGCCTCCTGGTTCATGGCGATACGCTGGTACAGCTCCGCAGTGGCGCCCAGAGGCTGTCGAGCAGCACCGGCGATCCGGATCACGTCAGCCTGCGCGGCGGCAAACTGCGCCTGCCCCTGGGTGACCAAGCGCAACCGGTTGTTGAGGTTCGTCCATTCGTCGGCCTTGCCAACTGCGGCTTTGACGGCCACCAGGGCAGAGGTAAGGCCCACAGCTTCGAACGCAACGCGACGAAATCCGGCCGCAACCTCATCGGCTCCGCGCCTGGCGGCATCCGACATGGACGATTGAATAGCTGCCATATCGCGCTGAACAACGCGCGCGGCCTTTCCGCTGTCGCGCTCGAACGAGCCCGACTTCAGCAGCAGGTCAACGGTAAGGGTGTAAAGGCTCATCGCGCTTCCAAAAAAAAGCCCGCACAGGGCGGGCTTTGAGGCTTATGGAGGGGAGTTTCAGCGAATCGGGATCTCCGATCCGTTGATGGTCATATCTGTCACGGTCCCCGTAGCGTTGGTGATGCAGGACGCAGAAGCTGGCTTCGCGGAGCCGTCGGTTGTAGGTAGAACCAGGCCAGATCCTAATGGCCAGGCGAAGTAATGCTCGCCCGCCGAACCCATGTCTTTCACGAAGGGGACCTTGGCGCTCCTCGGGTCCGCTGATGCAGCCTGAATCGCGCTCATGCAGTTCAGCAGGGCCTGTTTCGCACCGTCGTCCTTTGCAGTCGTGCAACCCACTACCGTCAATAGCAGCAGTGCCGACGCGCACCTGATTGCATGTTTCATAGAACCTCCCGAATTATGTCGGGATCATGCCAGCTACGCAGGGATTTCCTCAAATTCCATGTATCCCGAGAAGTACTGCCGACTGATGTTCTCGGCACTCGGTAGCTGGATCGGAAAGCCATAGAGCGCCGAGCGCGCCGCCAGCAGCGGGTCGAACGCCTTCGTGAGCATGTCCCGGAATTGGGGCACCACACAGGAGCGCCGCCGGCCCGCCAGTGCGGCTCCGATCGTCTCCCAATCCATCCCGCCGAGGCCGTTACCACGCACAACCGGCGTGGAGCGTCCGGACAGCGTGCAGGTCAGCCGCCGGTACAACCGGCCTGGCACGGTATTGACCTGGCCACCCTTAGTCCGCGTGTGGGTGCTAGCGTCGATCGTGGCCACGGCCCAGCCGTCGCTGATACCAACGTCCACCGCCCGGAAGATCGCGATCTCGCCGACGTCCACATTCGTGGCCGTGGTTGCGATCTCAACCGACACCGTCGATACGAGCGCCGCCGACTGGGGGAACAGCCAGGCGCAAACACTGCCGTCGGGCAGTCGGACCGTCGTGCCGCTGGTGCCGACCGCGCTCACCTGCACGCCGGGCGGGATGTTGAGGCCGAGAATCGCAATGATTGCCGGGGCGACGGCATCGGCCAGGGTGATCGTGATCGCCAGCTCCCCGGTGCGCCGGATACGCGACGCGCGCCCCGGCTTTCCGTCAAAGAGCGCCGAGCCCTGGTCTGCTGTCAGCCACGTCCCACCGGTGAGGGTCACAGTCGTGACTGCCGGCATCCCATATCCAATCAACACGTCATCATCCCCACACCGTCAGCACCACGTCCCCCGTGGCAGGGTTGCGCTCAACTCGGCGCACCAGCACCGGCTTGCCGTCTGCCAGCCCATACCGGCTGTAGGTGAGCCGGCCGACCTGACCTGGCAGCGGCGCCAGATCCTGATCACCACGCACCGTCAGCTGGTAGAAGTAGCGTTGCACCCGGTACATGCCCAAGATTCGATCGATCTCCGCCTGCGCGTCGCTGGCGTGCCAGAACAACGAGATGACAGGGTCAGCAACTTCCGCCCGCTGGTAGTGGGCATGCAGCGGGCCGGCCCCGTACACCTGCCCACGGTAGAGGCCGGTCAGCTCATCACGGCGCGCCTGCGGCACCTCGACCACGTCGGTGACGAGATCCGATGCGGCCAGCGCCTGGGCGTTCGGGCGGTAGGCCATTCGCCGGGTCAGGTTCGGAGCATCATCGGGCACCATGACCAGGTCAGCCGCGAGGTCGTGTGCCTCGGACAGATCAAAGGCGAACGGCCCTGCGTGGGATTCGGGCGCGATCACGCGAACAAAGCGCAGCACGCCGGCCGGATCTTGGTAGCACCCCGCGCCGTAGCTTGGCAGGAGAGCGTTCAACGCCGCGCGCCCGGTGATCGCCGCGCCCGCGTAATAGCCGATACCCATGTAGCCCGTGGCCTGATCGATCGCCACACAGTCGCTGGCCGACCACGCCTCGCGGCCCAGCCGCGCCATCACGTCGCCTACCGCCTGCTCCAGACGGGCGGGCATCATGCCAGCGCCAACACTGGAAGCATCCACGACCACAGGCGTCACCGGTGGTGACTTCAGCAGCACCTGTTGCCCGTCTGGCGCCTCGCTGTAGGTGCCGGCCTCCATCAGGTCGCCGCGGTCCATAACGGCGTCGACGTAGACCCGTCCATCAGCCACGAACATTGAGGTGGCGTCGGAGTTGGCCCCCATCGCCGGAATGCTGGCCACTGCCCCGATCACCACGGGCTGCGGCTTCCATGCCAAGGAGGCGATGTTCGGCAGGAACACGCCCCGGTTGAGCGTCTCGTCAAGGTAGTCGTGCGCGTCGCGCAGATGCAGGGTCTTGGTGCCGTCGTCGTTGATCTCGATCTGCTCGATGGCGCAACGGAATGCCGGCACGGCGTCGACGCGCATGCCGCTCTCGGCCGCCAGCAGAATCTGCACCGAACTGCCGGACGCGCCAGCGCCCACCAAGGTGTCCAGTACGCCGTCTGCATCGGCCACCACGCATTCCGCGGCAGCCGCCTGGGAAACCGGATCGCCTCCCCACGGCCAGAATGCCAGCTCCTGGATCAGGCTGACCCCTTCTGCCACCAACCCCTCATAGCGGAGATTGGCCGGGCTGTCGCCCGGGGCCGATAGCCAATCTACATCAGCCAAGCGCATTGGACTGGCGGCCAAGGTGGGGAGCCGCCAACCGGATGCGGCTGCGTCGCTTCGCGGCCCCCACTGCCCTGCATTGACCGCAAGGCACAGCCCACCGGCCTTGGTGGCGGCCAGTGACGCAGCGAAGAACAGCGGCCCGGACAGCTGCAGCTCGCGCGCCAGGACCTGCGTGCCGTTGAGGTACAGGCGAATCTGGCGTTGCGCCCCGAGGACAACTTGCAGCCCGACAATGTCACCGTGCACCACTGCGGGAAGATCCGTGGCGATCGCGCCGCCTGCCTGCAGGAGCCGCCCGGCCGCGAGATCCCATCCGATGCTGGCAAGGTCGACACCCAGCGCCTTGTTCAGCGCTGCCGCCGCTGTGGCGAAGCCTACCAGGGCGGTAACAGCGTCATCACCCCACACGGCAAACTCCACTCCCACCGTGCCGGCGTTGAGGCTGAAGTCAGAGCGCGCGTGACTGGCCAGGGCAGTGGCGCCGGTGGTGGCCAGGGTGAGCCCGCCATCTCGCGCGGCGAGCAGCGGGCCAATGGGCGTGGCGGCGAAGCGCCCGAAAGTGTCGGTCATGGCTATCCCAGTCGATCGAACCAGTCCTGTGCCTCGTCCTCCTCGGAACGTGGAACAAGTGTGTCCAGGTACTCCTGAAAGGAGCGCTTGGTGCCGCCTTGGCTGTGCGAGGCGGTGATGTACGCGGCGAAGGCAGCGGGCTTGATGTGCAGGCTTACGGGGTCGATGGGGTTCCGCTTATGGAACTCCCACCATTCCAGGAACTCCCGCCGCGACATGCTCGCCTGCAGCTCCGACACCGTGCGATGCAGGTGGCCGGCGAGAACCTTCCAGAACCAGTCCTCGCCGCGCTGCCTTAGCCGTTTCCCGCGTCGGCCTGTGCCTGGGCAGCGTCGTCACCGAAACCGGAGTGCTTCATGGCCACGCGCTGCAGCTCAGCAGCCACCAGCGGTTTGAGCTGGGCGGCCTGTTCCACGTTCATGACGGGCTTGCCGTCCTCGTCGCAGATGGTTGCCGCGATCAGCTTGGCGCGGTCGCCTTCACCCCACAGCTTGCGGAACTCCGCATCCGGCAGCTCGCGCACGTGGAACTGTGCTTTGGCTCCATTGGGCAGGGTAATGGTGTCGGCATGCACGTCCTTGGACGCGAACATGCCCAGGTTGGTGAATGACTGCAGGACGCTCAGGGGCTGCTGCGGCTGGGTTTGGGGGGGGGCGTTGGTCTTGCTCATTGGCCGTTTCCTCGAATGGCGACAGGGCGCGCGGGCCGCGCACGGCTAACACGCGGAGGATCCGCGCGCCCTGTCAGAGAGATGGCCCGCCGGAGCGGGCCTGGGTGTGCGCCGTTGCCGCAGCCTTACGGCGTCGGGCGGTGCGTGGTGACGGCGCCGGAGCCGCGGATGGTGATCGTCGCCTTCCAGACGTCGTTGTCCTGGCTGGTCACCGCGAAGTTCTGCACGAAGCCGTCGAACTGCTTGGACAGCACGGTGTCCGGCGGGGTGATCTTGCCGGCAACGGCGGTCGGCTTGGCCACACCTTCGGTTTCCGACAGCGGCGCAGTCACCAGCCAGTTCACAACGGCACCGGTCTCGTGCAGCTCTTCCAGCTTCTCGTGGTCGACGCTGTCGTAGATGATCTCGATGCTGGTGCTGCCAGTCTGCTTGCGGCCGGCGACGAACTGGTCCCAGTCGTCGTCGTAATCGGAGATATCGATCTCCGACGCCTGGCCATCGGGGAAGCCGACCGTACGCAGGCGGGTCACCTTGATGACCTCGGCCGCGGCGATGGCGACGAACAGCTGCGTGTGCTTCGACTTGATTACCTGTCCCATAGGGGTTTCCTTGTGTTGCGCCCGTCGCCGGGCATGAAAAAGGCCCCTCGCGGGGCCAGTGGTTTGCCGTTGTGTGGTTCAGCGCAGTTGCAGGAGCCTGGCGTCGAAGGAGATGCCAAAGGCGTCCGTGCCGTCGCTGTCAGGCGTCGGGTTGTAAGACTCGATGCTGCCCACGCGCTCGATCGCGTCGCGGATGGCGACGGCCGCACCGTTGGCCTGCGTCATGGCTTTGCCCCACACGGTCAATCGGACTCGCCAGCCGTCGGCCGGCGGCGCATCGGACAGCATCGCGGTGGGCGATCCGCCGACCACCTCCCACGTCGCGTAGGGCAGTGCTGCATCCTGCGGCGCGGTTCCCGGCCACAACCGGATCGGGTCGCCCAGCACATGCCGAACCGCTGCATCACCCTGCAGCAGGGACTGGATCAGGGGAACCATCATCGCCAGCCATCCTTCTTCAGCTGCTTGTCGAGCGCCGCCCAGGTTTCATTGATGATCACCTGCGCCGCCTCCGGCCCCTTGGCCTCGCCTGCCGGCGTGAGGAACGGCTCGGCCCTCATCTTCCTGGTGCCGAATTCCTTGAAGCGCCAGTAATAGGCCCAGCCCGCCTCCTCATAGACCTTCCCAACGCGACCGCGGCGCCGGTTGCGCTTGGTGTTGGCGTACTTGCGGCGGCGACCGGTCTTAACCCCTACCGTGAAGTACTCGCCGTCTCGACCTACACCTGCGCGCTGCCGGCTCTTGGTGTTGGCCCGGCGGGTGACGATCTGCGAGGCCATGAACCCCGATGCTCTCGGGGCCCGGCGGCGAGCATCGTCACGGATGACGTTGCCACCCTTGCGCATACCGGCTTGCACGGCTCGCCCTTGAATCGACTTGGGTGCCTCCCGCAGTGAACGCAGGAGGCCGTCCAGGCCGTCGATCTTCACCTGCTCAGCCATCGGACACCCCGGCATCGACCATCAGCGTGATATGCCCGCGTGCTGTCGCATCCGGCAGCACCGCACGAATCGCATACATCTGCCCGTCAAACACCACACGCATGGTCGGCACTACCCCGGGCAGGTAAGGGATCTCGATGCGTGCAGTCACCTGTCCATGCTCGGCCGAGGCCGCAGTGAACTCTCGACCCGAGAGCGGAACCACCTCTGCCGGCACGTCAGCCCGCCATCTACGCCATTGCTTCACGTCCCCGCCGAGCGGATCACGCACCGGGCCGTAGTCCTGCAGCTCGATGCGATGCCGGTATTTGCCGGCCCGCCTCATGGCAGCACCCGCCGGTAGGGAAACATCAGCCGGTCCAGGGTCGGGTTCTCGGCCAACTGCGAGCCAGCCACCACCGCCTCGCGATTGGCGTACAGGTCACCCAGCAACAGCAGTACGGCTGCGCGCAGCGGCCCCGGAAGCGGGCCAGGTGTCGTCGTGAACTTGACCGGATAGGCGCCCGGCTCGCTGTCGAGCGCGGCCGGCTCAATCGGCAGCGGAGAGCGGCCCTCGCCGACCGGGGTCCACTCATAGGTCGCTGCTGCCAACGCATACCCCGTGGTGCGCTCCACCGACTCACGCGCGGCGGTGATGAAGGCGCCGATCAGCGCGTCGTCGGCATCGTGGATAACTACCAGGTGCGCCTTCGCTTCGCTCAGCGACACGGGTTCCTCTGCCGCCGGGGTCAACGTGCGCAGCATGGGTCATTCCTCCGGCGTGGCCGACTTGATGGCGTTGGGGTGGGGGTCGATCAGCCCGCCAAGGCGCAGCGCATCAACATGAGCCGCGTTGACCTGTATCACTTCGCCTACCTTGCCCAGGTGGTTGTCACTGAGCACCAGCGCCGGCACGGTGTCACCCTCCGGCGGAGCCGGTTCTTCATTCGGTGACGGCACGTCATTGTCCGTCGCCACGGTTTCGGGCGTCTGGCTGGATCCGCCCTCATCCGTCTCCGGCTCACCGACGGCGGCTACCGCGTCAGCGTCGGGGCTTTCGGCGCCCGGCTGCGCGCCCTGGCCAGCCGCTGCGTCCACTACCGCAGCTGGCGCTTCCTCCGCATCGAGCGGACGGCCGGCCGCCTGAGCGAGGGTGTTCTTCTGCTTTGCCATGATCGTCTCCAAGGGACGCCCGCGCTGGGGCGTCCCTCCGTTCGTGGGCCGAGGCGGTTAAGCCGCAGCGCCGTGCTTGAAGGTCTTCACCGCGCCGCCCACGTCGACCAGGTTGCCGCCGGAGCGCATCCAGGCCATGAAGCCCACCTGGCCCTTCTTCACATAGGCCGAGTCGTTGAAGCGGAACAGGGTCACTGCCATCACGTCGCGGATCTTGTAGTAGCTGAAGTCGCCGAACGCGATCGAGGTGGCGCCTGCTGCCGGGGCCGGGGCGTGCTGGTTGATCTGGATGTCGCGATTCAGCAGACGATCCGGCGCACCGCCCGGATTGCCCTGCTCGTAGCCCGGCACGAAGATCGGCCGGCCCTGGTCGTCCTTCACCTTGCGGATCAGCTTCAGCATGTCGTCGTGGAACATCCACTTGGCCAGCTGGCGATACGCCGGGTCGACGCTGTGCTCCAGGTCGACCAGGTCGTCGTAGGTGATGATCGGCAGCGCCGAAACCGCACCGATCTTGCCAACGGCCGCTGCGGTGAAAGCGCCCATGGGCTGACCCACGCCGGTGCCGACGGTGTAGTTGCGATTGGTGACACGGCCCAGGCGGGTCTGCAGACGCTTCTCAATGAATCCGGCGATATCGGCGGTGCTGTCCTGCAGCAGCTCCCACGGCACGGTGACCACCTTGGAGCTGAACTTGTAGACCTGCAGGCCCTTGGTGCCGAAGGCCACGTCCTGATCGGTCGCCGACTGGTTCTCGGCGACCAGCTCACCCTCTTCCGAGGTGCCATCGCTGGTCGGGTACTGCATCGGCTCGCCGCCGGCCGTGCTGAACACGTCAGCCACCTGGCGCATGCCACCGAACGCTTTCAGAGCCTCCAGAATCTGCTCGGCCAGCGTGGTCGGCACGGTGTAGCCACCCTGTTCCGGGTTGACGGCCGGATTGCCCGACATGGCGGCGTTGACCTGCTTCCAGTCCTCAGCGCTCAGGGCGCTGTCACCGCCGCGTGCCCAGCGGTCGAACAGGCGCATCTCGTTGGACAGCTCCCGGCCGCTGCGGTTGGCGGTGTCGTGTTCACGCACACCCTGCTCGCGCAGTGCTTCGTCGGCCGTCAGGTCCATGACCTTCTGATGACGCTCGATCGCCGCGTCGATGCGCTCGATCTCGGCGATGTTGTTGTCGTACTTGGCCTGGTTCTCAGGCGTCCACTTGTT